ACTGCGTGAAAACGCAATCTTCCATCAACATAAAAGCGCTGAAATATATCATAACCTTTGTTAGAAAAGTCAAGCAACTCTAAAGCGAAGTTGAACTCTTCCGTAATTCTTTTTTTGATGTTGTCGGACAACTTCACATTGTCTAGATTGACCTCAACGACTGAGTTTTTATCATCTATGATAATCGATTCGTTTACAATATCGTCAATGGCTTTTTGCACTTCAGGGTGCATTTCCATGTTACGATATTTTGTAACTAGTTCTGCTTCATTCTTTGAGTTGGCTTCCATATCGATAAAGGTACCATAAGCACCTCCAGCAGCACCCATAGATGATATATTAATAGCGCCATCGTCATCTGTCTTTTCGACAAAGGACTTTAACCCTTCTTCAGATTTTCTTTTAATTTCGAAACCAAACAAATTCATTCATATTATCCTTGTGAATAGAGTAGGGGGAACTTAATCCCCCTCATATCTATTTATTCAGCAGTTCCAGCGTTACCTGTGACACCATCAACACTCCACCAGTCGTATTGGAAAGTAACTACGAAGTCTTCAATTTGGTCAACTGTTTCCCAAGCCATTTCAATCGCAGCAACACTTGTCGGATATATCCCGTTGAATTTATATTCACGAATAGGCACACCTGTTTTAGAAAACTGTGTGACTAGTGCTGTTGATTTGTATTGTAGCGGCGATGCTGATCCGAAACTCGTAATGTTGCCCTGGTGCGAGTTGATGCTTGCGCTCCACTGCTCCATTGCATTACGAACAAGGAAGTCTTCGTCATTGATAACAGTGACGCTCCACTCTTCGAATGTTCTGTCTCCAGCTATCTTCACTTTACGACCAAAGTATGGAACTTCAACCATGCCCAGTGTTGACGCTGGAATCGAAGTCGCTTTTACCATAAATGGTGTTTTAAGATCGGCAACAGTTGTTGCTGGGTTAAAAATCTGCACTTGGAAGAGCGAGTTCTTCGCTCCTCCGCCTGTTAGTTGGCTTCTTATATCGTTAATGTTAAACGTCATTTCTATCTCTCCTTTTTATCTATTTATTAGAACTGTCCGACGATTTCTTCAAACTCTACACCAGTTCTAACTGCAACAAAGTTGAGTTGGATAAAGTTGATTGACTTGGCTGGTTTAATGTAAATATCACCAATAAACTCATTTCTGTCAATTACTTCGCCTGTGTTGTTTGTAGAATCGCAGACTACACGGAAGTCATAGATACCACGGCGTCCTTGAACGTCACGCAAGAATGGTTCAACTAGATTTTTGAACTGCGCTCTTGTAAACTCATCATTGAACTCAAATAGCGCTGATCTGGATGCTCTCGCGATTGCCTTTTCAAGAACAATAAAGAGACGACGGACGTTAATACGATCAAACGCACTTGATCTACCCAATGCGGTCTTATCGCCAAACAAGAGTGTTCCTTGTCCAGGCTGAGTGATGACTGGATTGATATCTTTGACATAAAGAATATCGCGCTGCGCTTTGTTTGGATTGAACGCTAGTTTAACAACATTCTTGATGATGCCACGATTGTATCCAGCTGGTGAGAACCATGGATCGCGATTTGCGTCTGTGCGAACTGTAAGACCAGCTATATCGCCGTTAAGAGGTGTGTAACGGTATACGTCATTGTACTTGTCGTAACGGTATTTGTAGCCAGAATCGATAAACGCATAAGAAGAACTACTGATAGCATTTCTGTATGCCAGAATTGCATCTACTTCGCCGTTAGGATTGTTGACGACATCGGCAGATGATGGCGAAACGAATACCATACAATCTTTGCGCACTTCACAAATATTGTCAATGATGTAGTTTGCCACGCCTGTGCTGTCTGTGCCGTGTAATGCTTTACCTTGAAGAATAAGCGAAACGTCCACATCTTCAGGAGAAATGAACAGGTCGTAACCTGTTCCAAGATTTGCGAGAGTTATATTTGCCTCGTCTGTTCCATCAGTACCATCAATTAATGAAATGTAACTAGTCGTAAATGGCGCAGTGTCCACAATTGATTGTGTGGCACCTGTTGCAAAGATATATGCTGATCGTGAATTGATCACATCTTTGTAATAATTACTCGCACCAGATTCTGACTTTGCTGTTGATACGACACTGACATTTTCAAAAACTTCAAGAATGATGCCTTCTGTGCCGCTTATAGCGCCGTCTTCATCAATTACAACCACGTGGATATTGTTTGCAACAGGTGCAGCGTTTACATTTTTGTAGTTGCCCCATTTTCTTGTTCCTGTTGCGGAAGACAAAGCAGTGGACAACTTGTATTTTGTTGTGAACGAGACAGTAGAGGTTGTGGGTGTTACCGAAACAACTAGGTCTTGAAAACCGATAGCAGAACTTCCAACTCTTAGAATATCACCAGCAACAAGCAATGCGTAGTCAGAAACTGTGGCTGTGTTTGCACCCAAAGCAAGGGTAATACCTGTGATGCCGTTGTTGGCCGAAGAAAAGTTTGAAGAGTTTTCACAGATAGAAATTCTCAACGAGTTGCCAAGTGCGCCTGGATATCTTGCGATGAAAGCTGTTGGTGAGATTGCAAGCGCTTGTGTGGCAGTAGAAACCTGTGAGTTTGCTGTTCCAGCATTGTAAGCGGTATTTGATGCTGCACGAGCGACATAAAGTTTGTTGCCGTATGCCAAAAAGTCAGCCGCAGTAAAGAATGTTTCTGCGTTTGTCCATGTGCTGTTTGCATAAGGCTTACCAAAGCGCGTTGCAAGATTTGCTTCTGATGTGACCAGAACTCTCTCATTTAGCGGTCCCCAACGAAACACGCCAGCGATAGCGCCTTCTGTAGATGCTACCGCAGGGACAACAGTAGAAAGATCAATCTCGCTAATGTTAATACCTGGACTTACCTGAAATCCCATTTCATTTCTCCTTTATATATGTGAATAGTGTATGACTCTAATAAACTATATCATTATTTATATTTTTTCAAAATCAATTAGAAATTTATCCAGCGGTCTTCAACTAGGTCTATCACGGGTCGAGTCTCTAAGTCTGTTCCGTCATCCATGAAGCCAAATGGCAACATTTCAGAATCGATTTGTTCTTCTGTTTTTTCTCTCAATTTCCACATAGTGTTAATGTCCGTAATCTCTTTAAAGAACATTTGATCTGACAGCCAAGCAAATAACACAAGACACATAACCAAATCGTCATGTGATCCTGATTCCGCTTCATACGAATTGGCTTTTCTTGAAAACTTCGACAGTTCGTTAATTGTGTGAAAGTCATTGATAATCAATTGGTTTTGTTCAACAAGCAGTTTAAGTATATTACAGCCAATTGCTTTCACTGATTTTGTCGTTCTTATTCCTTTGTCAGCGCTTTTGCTGAAACCGCCAGATATTCTTTTGCCTGATCTGCCTGCGGACTCTGTAAACAGAAGAGTTTCAACATCAAAGTCGTAACTGAGAATGGTTGATACTTGTTCACCAATGTCGTTAATCTCTACCAAAGTGTATGCGTCATTATAGCCTTTTGTTGTTCTATATATGATTTCCGCATAGTCAACAGGTGTTACCATGTTGTCTCGAAATACGCAAACTTGTTCATAAGGCATTTCGGAAACATCGATTATCTGGAACGCAGAATAATCTAAGCCCTTGCCTCTTGACACATCAGCGACACACACATAAGTGTGTCCTGGAACAGGCGCTTTATACATTGAAATGTTGTTTGTTTCTGTGACCGCAGGTTTTGCGACAAGAGCTTTTAAAGCGTTACCACTGATGAGTGTGCCAGATGAGCCTTGGAACTCGCATTCAAATTCTTGTGCGAACTTCTGGTAGTCGTAGTTCATTGCCTTGAGTGTTTCTTCTCTCCAAGCATCATCACGACCAGGCACTCTTTGCCAAGGCACTTCGATATAGATATAACCGTTTGTATCTTCCATAGCACCAGCACAAGTCTTGTAGAAGTGATTCAGTCCGTTTGGTGTAGATGTGAAAAGCATCTTCGTTGTGTTACCAGAAATGATTGTAGGCAAAACAGACGCGAAGAAGTCATCCCAGTGTTCCACGAAAGCAGTTTCGTCAATATACAAAAACGATACCGATTTACCGCGGATAGAAGATGATGATGTTGAAGCTGCAATGATCTTGCTGCCGTTTTCAAATTCGGCTGAACCCTTGTTGAACTCAATAACACCTTGCTGTAACCAATCGGGAAGTGATTCGTATGCGATCTTAATGCGGTCCAAGATTTCTCTTGCAGCGTCACCCTTGTTCGCAAGAAGCGCGACTGTCTTGTGATCATTGAATAGAATGTAGTGAAGAATGACGGCAACCGCAGTCGTTGTCTTGCCCGCCTGTCTTGAAGTGTTGACGGTCACGCGACGATTCGAAGCGATGGCTTCCATG